TCTAAAAGTGTAACCAATGTAAACTCCCTTAAACTTGCCTCTCATCTCTTTTATCTTTAAGGCTTTGGCTATTGAGTCTAAAATTTTACTTATCATAAAATATCTAAAGTAAAACTAGAGCCTTTATCAAAATAGTCTAACATTTTATTATTTGTTTTCACAGAGTTTAAAACTGCTTTCATATCTCTAATAGTGCCAAATTTAGAGCCTACAAGGATGCACCCTCTGGTTGCTCGTACTGTATTGCCCTCATGGAATAAAATGTGGCTTCTCTCTGGCACATCTATAATATGAAAAGCATCACCAAACCTTGGGCTTGTGATTCTCTTACAATAGTAAAAACCCTCTGGAATACAACTAATACTTTTTTGGTTGGCTTTATATGGTAACTCTAAAGTTTTACAAAATTCCTTTTCATTAATAAATAAAGTTCCTAGAGTACAATCAACCCCCCGATAGTGGCGGATTAATCTAGCCCTTGCTGTTTTCCTTTGTTTTCTTTTCCAGAACATCCAACTCACCCTATAAACTTAACCGCTAAACTCACTAAACCACTTACTACTAACCCTGCAATTGCACCAATAAAAATCATCTTAGTTTTTAGAACTGCTAATTGAATTTTCAACACAGTAACTTCCACTTTTAAATCTACTACATCATTCTTATTAGCCTCAAGTTGGCTTTCAAATAATCTTCTATATTGAGAGAATAGTTCATTATTATCCACAACTACAACCTTCTTTCCCAGTCCACTGCTTCGCTAATAAAGTAAAGCAAGTTTTGAGCTTTATCAAACACACACGACACTGTTAAATCTAACCTAACAATATGCTTCTCTCCATTCTCCCCTATATAAAAATATTCTTTATACATTGTGTAAGTTGATATTTCTTCTGCAATTAATTTTTGCACGGTCACCTCATCGGTCGGAATATATCCTGGCAAAACCCTGGGGAGTTCTGCATTTTTATTCTCCACTGCCTCTACTCTTTTTGTTAATTCTTTAATTTCTGGCAAGTAGCTCCTGTTTTCTAATGGAGTAGGTTTGGAAATAATTACACCCAATCTCCTGTCCATTTCATTACTAATAAGTTTTAGCTCTGCTAAGCTCATGGTAATAGTATTTCACTCTCTTTTTTCTGCCCTTTTCCATCTTCATTATTATTTAACTTAGTCATAGTGAGCATTATTATTTGCTCTACATTTCCAATTTCATTTAATATTCTCACTAAGTCTTTTCTATTTCCACTTGGTAAGGATAAGTGAACCAGTGCGTTTATAGCTTGTTGTAATAATTCTGTAGGTGTTTGCTTTTCAAAACTGTTTGTCATTTTAATCTCCAAATACTTGTTTAATCACTTGCTGTCCTTGAGCTTTTGCTCCTTGCTCCATTTGAGAAAGAAAAAAAGTTTCAAAGTCTAGTCTTAAATCATCTCTAATCCTATCACAAACATACTGCAATGGGCTAGTTGGATTAACTTCCATCTCATTAGTAGTCATATTTAATAGTTCTGCTTGCCAACCCTTGTGATTAGCATAACCAGTAATTTTTTCCATAAACAAGCTTTTAGGAATATGGAACGGCAAATTGATTACTGCAGTGTTTATTTTTGGGTCGCTAAATACTAAATCATTTATCGCCTGTGCTATTTCTTGTTCTGTCATTGACATTTCTATTCCTCCCTAAAATTAAATTGCTGCTTCAAAAAAGCCTCTTAAAATAATATGCTTATCCCCTACACCAAATTGAGTATTGTTATACCACTTTGATATTCTAACGTAGGCATTACTTTGAGATGTATAACATATACCTACTGGATACCAAGTTCCATTGTACATAAAACAAGTTTGAGGATTAGTTGAAGTTCCCCACCTTTGAGTAAATGGCATACTAACATCAATATCATTTGTAATAGAATTATTATTTCCATAAACATAAACAGAGAAAAAACAAAGTCTACCAATTAAGAAATAATGAGAGTGATAAGTGGCATAGTGAGTCCAAGCTCCTGTCGTTGGAGTAACAACTGGAGTATAAGTAACTCTCTCAAAGTGATGCCTACCTGCAGGGTCTTTTCCTTGAGGGAATCCATCACTTGAAAAAAGATTGAATTTATTAGCAGGAGGAGTTGAAGCTAAAGTATCATGGTTATGCTGTAATTGAATACCACCACCTTTTACGAATCTGGCTTCTTCAACTCCCTCTGGAGCCATGATAACATCTCCACCAACTGCACTACCACCTCCAAGGTATAACTGACCTGTGCTTGCGTGTTCATTTCCGAACAATCCAACGTTCGCTCCTCTTAAGTGGCTATACGCACCACCTCCAGAAAATTCTAAACTTTTACTATCAGCTCCATCCACTGAACCAGTATTGAAATTAATACTAGTATTGTCCCCTTTTAATTGAAAGAAACTAGTAGAATGTAGTTTCATACCCTCCAAGCTTGTTATTGGGTCAACTCCTACACTTACATAATCAACTCCATCTTTTTGAATTATAGTATCAGTGATTCCATTTATAATGACATTTGTAGCCTCTAACCCTGTAGCAATTAAATCTCGAATTACCCAACTAGCTCCACCCCACTCCTCCCACTTTTTAGTAGTAGAGTTAAATCGTAAAGCACCAGTGGGAACATTTGTATCAGTTCCATAGTCTGCTTTAGCTGCGGATTCGATTTTACCATTAACACTTTGAAGTACTTCGGTCGAGTAATTGCTAGTGGTAGTGGGAGTGCTCCAATCTGTTGCCATTTAAGTTTTTATCATAAAATTAACTGTAGCTACTGGTGGATTCCCAGGGCCACTAGTACTCGCTCCATCACTATCTGTTGAGTAACTTGTTTTATCTCCTGTAGTCCCACTCCAACTACCACTCGTCATTGCAGCATCACCATTAACTCCACCAGTATTACCAACGCTCCCTGCAAAATCAGGACTACTATGTGTATGATTCTCGCTACTAGAAGTCCAAGTATAATAACTTGAAACCGAATCACCTTTTCTGTGAAGTGCTGTGGCTGTTCCACCACTGTTAGCATATCCCATCTGAGTATCGTGATCGTGACTACCAGAACTTGTAATGTTTAAAGTACCTTTACCATGATAATGAGTTGGTATACTGTGTTGATGACTTGGAATCGAGTGATTATGATTCGGCATCGTGTGCGTATGGTTAGGAGTAGAATGACTATGATCAAAACTTCCAGTTAGTTTTCCAACTGTATCAATGGCACTTTCTCCGCTATCTTTTCCGATTAATATTCTACCGCCAAAATCTGGAACGTTAAAAGTAGTACTCCCATCACCCTCCCCCCAAAGTTCTGCAATAGCTGCAAATAAACTTGCATAAGTAATTCGACTAACCGCACTACCATCGCAAGGAAGCCAACCATCACTAACTCCATCGTGTCCAACTGCTTTAATATCACCTGAATCTTGGTTTGGATAAATAGTATCCCAAGTGCTTCCGTTGTAAACTGCAAAACGATTAGTGGTAGAATCATACTTGATAGTTCCTGTAATAATATTAGTATCACTAGCAAAATCCATTTTAGCCAAACTCTCATCCCTTGCTTTTATTTCCTGCAAAGTCTCAGTGCTATAATTGCTTGTCGTTGTCGGATTGCTCCAATTAGCTGCCATAATTTCTTCCTATTAAACTGGTGGTCTTACAACACCCTCTGCACTCCAACTGAATGATACCGCAACTTGAGATCCTCCACTATCTAAAAACTTAACATTAAACTCATCGACATCAGGAGTAGCCCAGTCATATTGTATAATAGTATAGTATTCTGTGCCAGTAGATGGATGAGCAGCCGTTGCATCAATGTTAATAATATCAATAAAATCTTTATTAAAAGCAACTGTAGTAAATCCACTTACAGCACTCGTTAACGCATTACCACCATCCGTGGCTTTCTTAACATCAATTTTAGCGTTAATATTACTGATAATAGCACAAGCAGTGTCATCATCACCATCAAAAGTTAGCGTATAACGTGCGTATCGGAACGGAATAACAAAAGCTGTGGCAGAATTGTAAACAGTGTAGCTATCTCCAATATCTTCCTTAACTTCAATTTTAGCCGTAACATCTACATTGGAAGCAATGTTCACCTTATCCCATAAAAGTTTTATTCCAGAACTTGGGAGTATCGCACCATAATCTACATCAACAGTCCAATTACCAGTGGCAGGAGTTGGTTGACAAAACAGTGGATAGCCTGCATCAATTTGATCTTGAATATCTGTCCAACCATTGTTTACAAAATGATCTGCCCAAGTTTCGCTATCTTCACATGGTGCTAGAATAGTATTAGCTTCACCATCGTATTCTATGCAATCGGTAAAAGTTCCATCTGTAATAATTGGAATATAATCATCGTAAAGAATATAATCTGGTGGGTCTAAAACGGCTGCAAGTACTCCCGTTTCCGCTCCCTCATTCCCTGCCGTATCTACTGCAGTAACCCAATAGTTATAAGTTCCCCCAATAGTTTCTAGGAAAGCATGGAACGTTCCATCAACTCTACCGAGTTGTACTGCAACTCCAAAAGTTAACCCCTTGTAAATATTATAAGCAATGACTGGGAAAGCTCCTGCCGTTGCTTCATCCCAAGAAAGTAAAACATTATTATCAATAGTAATTGCGGAAAGATCAACCACCCCACTTGGAGAAGTTATTGAAACAGTAGTAGTCGCTGCAGCCGTTGAGTAACCACCACTTGTGTCAATTGCCTTAACTCTATAAGTATGAGTTCCCGCTGTTTGATAATTATCTACAATATTATTTCCCTTAACTTCACCAACAAAAACGGCATCACTCCAACCTGTTCCATTTCTTCTAACTTCGTAACGATCAATATCTAAATCACTAACTTTTGTCCAAGTAAGTCTAATGGCATACTCTTGAACACTTCCTGAGATACTAGAAACGTTTGAAGGTAAAGCAGTTTTACCAACTACTGTGTGACTTCCTGTAAGCCAAGTTCCTGTAGCACCAATTCCGTTCTTACTTCTGATTCTAACATCGTAAGAAACAGAATCTTCCACATCGAGTATTTTATAAAACTCAATATCTCCATCAACTTCTTTAGCTTCGTTCCAATTTCCTTCACTAGTTTTTTTGTACTGTATTTGAATCTTTCCATCTTCGCTAACAAATACATCAGTAGGTGCAGTCCAAGCTATTTTTAGTCGAGAAAAAATAGTTCCATCACTTCTAGTATATAACTCACTTGTTCCACTAGTTAATGTTAATCCACTAGGATCGCCAACACTACTTGGGTCAGGTAAGTTAGTAACGGAAGCACCAACTAAAGCATCTTCATCAATAGTTTCATCCCAAGCGTAAATATTACTATCAGTTTCGTTCAAAGAAAGCGTGATAATCGGTCTTACCGCATTATCAAAACCGAAATTGAAATCCACTACCTCAAAAACTTTTGCACTAAATCCATACCTGTCTAATGTTACGGAAACAGTATCACCGATATTTAACTGGTAAGCTTTTAATCCCCAAGGTGCATCAAGCGTGACTTGTCTCCTACGTTTCTCTAGTTCAATCTTGGCAATTCGCTGTGCCATTGTACCACTAGTAGTTAATGCTAATGGCATATCAAGAAATATTTCTCCCCCATCTCCTGTTACATAAGTACTATTTCTAGCAGGTGGGTAATCTGTAACTTCATAATCATTCTCTATGGAAACAAACTCCCCTCTGACTACATTAAAAATATCACCCTTACTTACTAATTTATTAATAGTGGGAGCACCCATTAGGTCATTTTCAGTAAGAGTGATACTTGGTGTAACGTATGAGCCTGCGTAAAATCTCCACTTCCCGTTTGTGTAAACTACGTTTCCTGCCATACTAGCAGCCATTTCTTCTAAGACTTCTTGTGGAGAAAGTCCTGTATCTAGTATTCCGTTTGTCTCATAGCGTGGTTCTGTACCACCTGCATCTAAAGTAACGGCTTCATCGCAAATATTAGCAGCCCATTGTAAACCACCGACTCCTGTAGTTATGTCAATATCATCCCAACTAACCCCCATTCCGTAGTTTGTGTCAGTCAGATAGTCCGCAATAACTAAAGCTGTATTAGCTGAGAAGATTGTGCTTGCATCTCTAGGGTCATAAAGTTTTTTGCCTTCCACTTGAAGGATTATGTCTGGCATACCTTCTGCAAATAAAAGTTTTTGGTAAACTAGGATTAAATAAACATGAGCCCTATTCGATTGTTTATGATCAGAACTCCACTCGCTAGGAAGTTGTCCAACTAGGTGAGCATTAGCAGCCTGTGCCACTGTTCCTTTATTGTTCGACTTATTAAAAAAGACTTTATTATTTCCGTTTGGCTGATAGTCATTAATCGCCCAACCTTCATCGGTAGTAAATTCAACTTCCTTATCACCAAAAAATAAAGCGGTAACGTCATTAACCTCATGGCAAGCGTACGTTAAAACTATATGTAAATATTTAGTGCCTTCAACGACATGAATAAAGCTATAAATTCCACCAGTTTTTACAGTACCGTAAATAATCTGCCAAGGTGCATCAGCTTGAGTATAACTTACATCTTTTCCTCTTGGTAAAGCTCTTTTCTTCTGTCGTTTTAGTTTTCTTCTAGCTTTGCGGATATTAATTTTAGAACTTGGTAGCTCTTTATCGTTAAGAAATTTCTTCACCTCTTTTCGAGTAACATTCAGGACTCCACTAGGGTCGTACCCTCCACCTATTTTCTTTTTACTAGAAACTGGGAACTGTAATTCTGGTGGTGTAATACCTTTAATTCCTCCCATTAATCTTTCCCCTTATTGCGTTTATTTTTTCTATTCTTTTTATTCTTCTTACCCCAATACCCTGACCAATTAGCTAGGGATTCCATAAAGGCAAATCCTACATCAGTTGGGTAGTTAAGATTCTGAGTCTTTGTATTATATCGGAACTCATTATTATTTAAAACATTAATCAAACTACTTTCATAAGTAAGATAGATACTAGCCTTATTTATTGAGTCTCTAAGTTCTGCAGTCGATAGAGTTCCATCGAATAAAAGATGAGGGTCAGCAATAACCGCTCCACTAGAATTTAAGAATCCAAAGTAAAGCTTTCCAGTTTCTCCATGATTAGCATTGTTTAGAATAGTGGAGATTATAACACTTGGTTCTCCTGCAAGTTCAATAGTAATCCCTGCAGCACTAACTGTCTGAGTTTCGCTAACTGTTGGTAAACCTTTTAAGTAACCATTCCCCACCCAAGTTTTAGAATCCCAAGTGATGTCTCTTCCTAGTGTGTTATAGTTTAGAGTTGTAGCATCAAACGTACCCTCAAATAAGAAAAACGGATAGTTAGTTGAAGCTTCTAGTTCAGTTTCAAAACCTACAGTTAAATCCCTATTAGCCACCTACATAGCCTCCACTGCTTTAAAAGCCAAGCTGTAAATCTTGTCTTTATTAACGGAAGTTGTGGTTTGAGATTGCTCAGAGAGTCTAAATAAACCCTTTGGGCTTGCTGTTATGATTCCATCATTATCTGCAACCGCATCCCTAAGAGCAGGGAAAATGTCAATAGTAACATTTCCGCTACCATCAGAATCTACGTCATTTAAGTTCTGGTGCAGTCTATTACCTATCTGTAAATAATCCCCTGCTTTTAAAATGTCTGTGGTGCTTAAACTAAAGCCTTTTATATCAAAGGTGTTCGCTCCTATAGATTGAACACCATCTGCTAATGGCGAGCCTGTGGCTACCCCTAAAGGTGCAATAGCTGCACTGTCTCCTAGATAGAAAGTTCCCTGAACCCCTTTTAACTTAGTTAAAAAAGCAATCCACTCTGCAGCCGTTTCCCTATTCATTAATGGAAGCCTAATATCTGCTAACCAACGTTCTCCACCATAAGCATGAATTTGTTGTTGAAACGTAAACGGATTGACCGAAATAGATGTCAAAGTCTCAGCCGTTAAGGATATAGATGAGGGTGAAACGTTTGTTGGTAAGCTTAATGGATAAGTAATTGCCATTTTAGATATTTCCTCTTTCTATTAAATCTACCACAGCATTAACACTTTCCTCAACTATAGAATCTTTAATTGAATGAATTGCTCCAATAATCCTGTTCTCAATATCTCCCTCTGTTCTCGCATCTACGTTAATTGAGATATTATTTCCACCACTTCTACTACCATAACTGCTACCATTTAGCGGTGCAATATTATCCATCTTATTTTTAGGAATAACAAACTCTGGTCCAGCTTCCCCAATTAAAGCAAGTGTTGGTTTAGTAACTAATCCACCATTAGCAAGTGCAGGAATAGTGCCATCACCATTAGAAGGTAAATGATTTACGTTTGGGTGGTCTCCTGAAAACACACCACGATAATTAATAGTAAGTTCCATTCCATCCATTAATTGGAAGTTCTTAAGAGTATTTTCTGACAACTCGTTAAACGCTAACCAACTTTTCCCTGCATCCTGCATTGCTGCATCAAAGCTTGCAACCATACTAATCAACTGGTCTTCTGTGGAATTAATTACATCCTGCATTGAACCGATTCCATTAACTTCAAGTGAAGTAAAAATGGCATCAATTTCTTCTGCAGTATATTTTCCCGTTTCCGTTAAATAAGTTCTAAGTTGGTCAAAAGTTGCCACTCCTGCCTCTTGTGCTTCTATAAACAAAGCTTGGAATTTACTAAGTGCTTGAGAACCTTTTCCTCCTGTTCTAAGGAAAGCATCCATCGCTCCTGTTATATCTCCAACAGCTACAAGCCCAACCCCGAAAAGAGCGTTAGCTTCATTGATTTGTGATTGAACAGCTAACCAAGAAACTTCCCCTGTTCTACCAAGTTCTTTTTGTGATTCAATGTAATCTTCCTGAGTAATCCCAAGTTCTCTAAAAATATCCCTAACTCCATCAAGGCTTCCACCTAGCCCCTCTGCTAAAATAGCTCCTAACTGTTCAGGAACTAAATCATCAATTTCTAACTTATCGGCTACGGCTGCCCCTGCCCCAAGAAAAGCTTGACCATTTCCTTTAGCAATTCCACCGCTCCCGAAAAACTGACTAGCCCAATCTATTCGGCTACCATCTTCTTGGAGAGTTCCTTTAAAATCATTAAATAAACCTGAATCAAAAGTAGCGTTAATACCGTTAAGCCCTACCAGATTCATACTAGCAGTAAGTTCTTTTATCGCTTTAACGCTAGCAATTCTGGCAAGAGTTTCTGGATGTGTTGGTCCACGGAAAAGCATTGGTCCAACAGTTTTTCCAATAATATTTCCGATAGCTGCACCTGCTGGTCCACCTATTGCAGCACCAACTCCTGTAAAAACCATTTCGGTAATTGCTGCATTCTTATCCTCTGAGCTAGCACTTCCAATTAGTGTTTGAAAAGCCTCTAAACTTGCAATTCCTGCAGCTAGATAACCACCACCTGTATTCGCTCCTTGGAATAAACCACCTTCCCCTGTACTGAGTACCCCATCAGCTTTACCTTGTTGCTCTTTTGTTAATGGGCCAAAAGGTGCATCTTCTGGTCTACCTGCTCCGAATAAAGAATCACCAAGTTTTGAGAAAGTAAGTTTACCATCCGCTCCCTTCATCCCATCAAGAATAGATTTAGCAATAGTTGAACCCATCTTCTGAGGAGAAGAAACATCAATACCATCCATTTCACTCGTTAGTGAGGCAGCAAGTTCTGCAGCAAAACCAACGGCAACCTGCTCAAACATATCCTGGAGGTTAAATCTTTGACCTGTAATTGCGTTTTCAAAAAATGTAGCCCAACCCTCTACGCTCGATTGGTGTACGTCAATTAAGGATTGTTGGATGTCTCCATTAATAGCATCAACTCGTTCTTTTGTTTCAAAATCTATTAATTTTCTGGCCGCTTTTGCAGCTTCACCTCCTCTTCCAAGAGCTTCTTTGTAGCCTGCTTCAATTCCATCCCTTGTAGCTTTTTCAAATTGAACTTTTAATCCTGTTAAAGCACCTGTATTTCCACTCTTAATTGCATCATCTATTTGCTTAGAAAGTCCACTAGTAAGTTTACTATTCTTAAGTCCTGCAAGTTTATCAACTAGTGTTTGCACCTTATCGGCTGCCTTACCTGCAGTGTTGTTTAGTTTATCAAAATCATCCTTAAGTTTTCTGGCTTCAATTTTGGCTTCCTTTTCTGCCTTGGTTAATTCCCCAAGTCTGTTTTCCAACGCCTCTTTTGTTTGAATTAATTTATTATCAGAGGCAAGTTGCAATTGCCCATTTTTAGTAAGTATTTTTATTTCTCTGTTTACATCCCTAAGCTCTCTTTGCATCCTACCAAAACGCACGCTCTTGCCAATCTTATCAAGCTCATTATTTAACTTGGCTGCAACTTTCCTAGTGGTTTGAAACTGTAAATCTAATTCCTTAAATCTGCTTTGATACTCACTTATCTTATAAGCTTGCCCTGTTAATTTTAGTAACCAGTAAAAAGTTTCACTAATAACTACACCAATTGCACCAAAGGCTAATTTTACAGACTCCCAAACAGTTTTAAGTATGAAAACAAAGCCATCTTTAAACCCACCTAGTATTGCATTTAATATTGGGAAACTTTCTTGAAACGCAATTACTCGTGCTCTGGCTCGGTCAAACCCTAACACAATGCCATCCATTAAATCACCAACGGATTTTTTTAAACCCTCAAAGGTTAAATCTTTAAAATAATTAAAACTCCCAGTGGTGGCTGCCACAACAAGTGCTAGTGTGGTAAATGCTGTACCAATCCCACCCAGTAAAGTTGCTAGTGCTCCAAAAGCAAGTAGCACTGGTCCGACAACTGCAAGTAAGCCACCTATTAAAATGATATTTTTCTTTAGTGTTTTATCCAATCCAGTAAACCACTCCACTACCTCTTTGATAGTGTTGGCAAATCCTAAAATAATTTCTTTTATATTTTCCTCACCAAGTGCCTTAAATAAAGCATCACCAATCCTCTGCAGACTAACAACCCCCACTTGTTGTAACACGCTAAAAACGTGCCCAATGCCATTTATGCCACTTATTGCTTGTGCATAACTATCCTCCAAAGAGCCATAGGCATTTGCTTGGCTCTCTAAACTGGTAACCATCTTATCAGATAAGCCCTCTGTTAAAGAACTCACCAAGCTAAATGCCTCCATGCTTTTTGTTAACTTGATTAATGGCACACCTGTTTTCTTAGAGGAGGAGGCAATACCTAACAATGCTCCATGTAACCCACGTTGGGCAATTAATTGTTGCCCACTAGCCACTCCCATATCTTTAAAAGCTGCAGTAAGCTCTGCACTAGGTGTCATTAATGAGGTGTAAACTGCTTTCAACTGTGTGGAAACCTCTGCAGCACCACCCAGAGCACCAGTGGTGGCACTAAATACAGCAAATAACTCCTGTTGGCTCACACCTAACTGTGCAGAGGTTGCAGTTACCTTGGCAAG